CTTGATTTGTGCCAAACTCTATACCTGTCTTTACAGCATCTGACGCACCAAAAATAGCATTTGTACCACTTACTTCTATGTTTCCTGCAAAAGTTGCTTTACCGCCTTCTGACATATCTAAGGTTAATGCTGTTATTTCACTGCCACCATCATTTCCTCTAAATATCAAGTCATCATCTGAACCTTCTGATTTGATTACAAAATTTCCACTAACATTTTTAAATCTTCCTATAGATGCTGTGTTATCTTTAAAAACAATATCACCACCGTCTGCATCTAAAACAATATCATCCGCACTATCTATTACTATATTTTCACCAGCTGAACCTTGTATTAATAAATTATCATCACTATCATCTCCAATAAAATGACCATCTCCAAAATTTATATTCCCTGCAAAAGTTGCTAAAGTATTTGATTGAGCTAAAGTTAATATAGTGCTACCTCCTACATAAAATTGAATATTATCTCCTGAAGTAGTACCTTCAATTCTAACATCATCTGATGACCATCGTAAAGCATTTCCGTTAGATAATGTTACGTCAGTTCCAACTGTCACATCACCTGTAAAAGTTGCCTGGCTTGAAGCTAATGTTAAAGCGTGATTACCACCAGCGGTAAAACCTAATTGATTGGCTGCTGCTCTATATACACCAGTATCATCATCACTTGAAAAACTAAATGTTGGGTCTGTTGCGGTTCCATTTGCTGCTTGAACTGTTCCTGCAAAAGTTGCATCTCCCGAACTGTCTATAGTTAATTGCGTTGTAGCACTTGTTTCAAAACGAATATCTCCTGCTTCTTTATTTTGTATAAATAAATGTGGGTTATCAAACGCTACATAACCACCATCAGTATTTGCCGTGCCTGATGCTGTGTCTGTTAAATGAATACCAGCCGCTATTCCGTGTATATGAACAATTTTACCAGCAACTAAAGTTGGTGTGTCTATTCCAATTCCTACGTTTCCTGCGCTTGTGATACGCATACGTTCTGATGAATCGTCTGTAAGAAATCTTATATTATCTATTGAACCACCAAACTGAACATCATCATCTGTATCTAATGTTAATATATTTCTTTCAGCACCAGCATTATTTTTAAAACGAAGATTTACGCTATTATTTAAAACAAGGTTACCTGTCATGGTATCACCTGCTTTAGCTACTTTAGTTGCAATACTATTTGTTACTGTAGTGCTAAAGTTTGCATCGTCACCTAACGCTGCTGCTAGTTCGTTTAATGTATCTAAAGCTGCTGGTGATGAATCTACTAAGTTTGTTACAGCTGTATCTACGTAAGCTGTTGTAGCTACTTTAGTTGAGTTATCACTTGCTGATTGTGTTGTTGCTGTTGTCGCAGTATTGATTGTACCATTTAAATCACCACTAAATGTTGTAGCTGATATAGCACCTGTAACAGTTATTCCTGTGTTTGTAGTAGCAAGTTTTTGAGAATTACTATACCATAAAGACACATCTCCATTTTCATTTAATCTTAAAAGATTGTGACCATTTATGCCTTTAAATTCTATTTTATCAGAACCCTGTATTACTATATTTCCTGAACCTGTATCTTTAATGTAACTATCAGAACCATCATGATATATTTCTAAATCTCCTGCATTTCCTACAAATATCTTTTGATTATCCGCCATTTGAAGTGGCTTTGAAAAAAAGGTAAGTTCACTACCACCATCAATTCTTAAATATTGAGTCACGCCACCGCTACCATCATCACTTTTAAGTATTATGTCAAAATTATCATGAGAATTTTGAATTATAAGGTCTGCAACCTTACTATCTATGATATTTCCACTACTATCATTATATATTTCAAAATCATCACCATTACCTAGTATTATTTTTTGGTCATCCCCTAAGTTTAAACCTGCCGCTGTAACAACACCTGTGAATGTTGGCGCTTCTTCAAAGTTACTTGTTATAACACCTGTTGCTGAATCATAACTTAAAGCATTACCTGATACTGATATAGCACCTCTTGCTAAAGCGTCTGTGTATTGTGTTATAGTTGTAGCTAATGTTAACGTGCCTGCCGCATCATCATATGTTGATGTAATACCTGTGCCCGCTGTAATCAAAGCGTTTACCCTATCATCTACTCTTTCATTAGTAAAGTATAAGTTACTACTACCTTCTGTTATTTCATCTGTATTATCTTTTGTTGCTACAGCTGCGTTTATTCTATCATCAATAGCAGCAGATGTCATTAAACTTGTATCATTATCTGCAAAAGACTCGGAAGCTGTTTGTATAGTTGATATAGCTACACTGTCTCCTGTGGTTAAATTAAGAAATGCTAAGCTACCTGTAATAGTAACACCATTAGCTGTGGTTGTGAGTTTTTCATGGTTTTGATAAAATAATCTTACACCACCATCACCCCCACTTAATAAAGCTCCATTAGTATTTCGGATACTAAAGTTTTCTGCTTTTATATTAAGATTAGAACTAGCTTGTATTCTTAAAGTTGCACCAGAAGTGTCATTGAAAATCCTATTACCATTTGTATGATCTCCTCCAAATGATATGACACCTTGATCTGTAGGTGTACCAGTATTTGTGGTTGTTGTTGGTAATTGTATACTTTTCTGTACAACTATATTATTTGCACCCGTTGTATTACCATTAGCTAAAATTTCTGATAATGTATCTACTGTATCTACTTGTGAATCAACGTATGCTTTTATTGATTGTTGTGTTGCGAGATGCGTTGCTGAATTTGAAGACATGTTATCTTCATCTTTAATTGCTGTGCCTGAAATGCCTGTATTAATTATAGGTGAAGTTAATGTTTTGTTTGTTAATGTTTGTGATGATGTAAGTTGAACTATATCGCTATTTGTTATACTAGCTATTTTAGTTGCAGTTGCAGCATTGCCAGTTGTTGATGCTGCCATAGTATCAGTTTGTGTTGTAACAAAAGTATGTATTTGATCTGCTGTAGCTAAACCTGTACCAGCATTAGCTATAGCACCAGTTACTATTGCTAGTGAAGGTATTGGGCCAGTACCGTTTGTGATTGTTAATTGATTTGATGTAGTTGTTTCAATTGCTGTAAGATCTCCAGCGTCTGATAATTCACGTATAGCGTATTTTCTTTCATTTACTAATGAACCGTTATGACCGCTACCTTCTAATGTCAATGGTATGTTAACAAATGTTACGTCACCATCTGCATTAGTTTCAGCTGTAGCTATTGTACCCGTGTTAAATATACCAAACGTGTTCTGATCTATAACATCTGATATTATTATTTTTTTTGATGATAATGTTGCAAGTATATCTGCTTTTGAACTGTTAGTGCCAAATGTATTTACACTAACTTTTAAATTTGTTAGATGATTAAATTGAACCGAACCTGGTGTAGAAAAAGTACCTTTAGCCGTACCACTACCAAATGGTGCTGTTGTTTTAAATTCATATGTTAACTGACCAGCGATACCAGCGGCGTTAGTATTACTAAAAAATTTACTTATATCTTCTATAGTAAAGTTTTTAGTTGTACTACCACTATCGGTACCTAGCAGCTTGTCACTAAGTTCAACGTTAGTGTCATTAGCTATACGATTAATTCTAGGCATTATTACTTTTTATTAAACTTTTCAAAACTTCGTCCACCGAAATAGGCCCCGATCACAGTGATCAACACTAATTGAAGTAAATCTGTCCACTTCTGCTCGACGTTAAAATTAACTGATCCACTATCCACAAAAACCATAAGGACAGTTGACACAATAAGGAAAACAAGTACAATCGGCCTTACCGAACGTGTTAACCAGTTTCCGTGTTCTAAATCCGCTTTCCATCTTTCTGTTACATTTTTTTGCATTTCAGCCTCAGCGTCTACTAATATTTTTGTCATTTCTTTTTGAAACGCTTGCTTCTCTGCACCTGTTGTTATAAATTTGTCAGCAACACTAGCTATTTTATCTATAAAGCTACCAGCTGCTCCACCAAATAATTTTCCTAATATCTTACTCATTATCCTTTTGTATAAACTGCATGTTCTGCTATTATAGTGCTAGCAGACGATTGTAATTGTACGCCAAGAGAGTGACCTCCAAAAGGCATAAACATAAATTCTCCAGCGGCTAACTTACCTACTGTAGTATTATCTGTTAACTCTATATTTAATGTAGAGGTAACAGCTGAGCCACTAGCATCAACGCCTGTGTGTTTAACGTAAACGTAATAAGTTTGACCATCAGTTCTTGGCTGTATAATGTTTTGAGCACCCGTTGCTGTTACTGAAATTTTAGATGGACCGGTAAACGGATTAGTTATTGTTAGGCTATCTGTTACTGATAGTGCTAACGCGTCAGATGTTAAATCTGAACTTGTTAATGTTAATGTTGGTGTTAGTGTTGCCATAGTTAATCGTTTTTATAAGCAGACTTTTCCCACGGTAAAGACTTGCTGTTCATGTTAAGTTTTTTAATTAAGTATTTTTTGCCTTTAAAAACATAAGCGTTGTCATCAAATTTTAAATCACCGCTTTTTATTTGATCTCTATGTACTTTCTCATGTTTCAAAGCTTTATCTTGTATTTTTTTGGGCATATTCCTATTTATAAAAATAGTTTTATTCATATCAATATAACCGGCTACGTCTTTTGGCATATCTTGATATTTTATAGCTTCGCCAAACCTTGACTCTTTATGATGTCCTAATACTTCGTGTAGTGGTTTTAGTTTAAATGCCATTATCTTTCGTTATCTTTTAACATATCATCCATAGCTTTATTAAACACTTTGTCTGTATATGTTTTATTTTTAAAGAATATATTTCTGTCTGATGTTGGTAAATCTTCTTCACCTAATAATATTCTGTATATTCTGCTTATTAGCTGTGAGCATTTAAATGATGTCTTAAAAATGCTGTATTTAATTGTAGTTCTATTGCGATGTCTCCACACTTCTATCCACTTATTTCTTCGTAATCGCTCCCAACGATCTTTATCCCATGAATATGTATATATACCGTTAATAAAATCGTTACGTGTAAATCTTTGTTTGCAGTCTAAATATATTAACAACTCTAAGTCCGCGTCTTTTAAATCATAAGTTTTACAGGCCCATTTACGAACGAGCCTGTAATACTTAAGAATTTTCAGTTCGCGAATATCGCTAGCCGACAACCTCATTAAGAAGCATCAACTACTGCGATAGATGCGCATGCTGTAATGTGTGAACTAGCGTAAACGCTGTTTACCTCATCAGCTACTGTCACAAATGGATCACCATTAGGGTGAGCATTTATTGCAGAAACGATGTCCTGTAAAGCTTCCTTGTATTTTCCAGAAGCGATAGTAAGTACCACGTGAGCTGCATCAATACCTGAGTCAGCATCATTTTCTTGACTTGACTCAAAGTAAACTCTAAGTGAAGTTGCAGAAGCCATCTCAAAGTGAGATATCTGAGCTACAGGAAATAAAACTACTTCTTCAGTACTTGCTGTTCCATCAGGAGCACCAGCTGCGAAATATAAAAATTTATCCATTGTCTTATATTTTAAATGTTAAACATATTCAGTATATAGTCTAAAGTTTACAGTTTAAGGTTTAATCTATTAACACCACATCACCAACTTTGATAACGTAGTATAATATATCTTCATGCTGTATACTATGACCAGCGTGCTTGTCATAATAAACTATATCTTTTTCTTTTACACCCTCTACGAGATTACCTTTACTAATAACCTCGGCTTTTACATACCTATTGTCACTGTCAACATTATCCATTATGTCTAAGCCAGCTATTTGTTTAGGCGCCTCTTTTATATTCTTGACTACTAAGTAATAATTAACTGCTTGCATGTGGATTTATTCTAATATTACTTACAATACAATCAGAAGACATTATAGTAGTTGCAACACTAACTGCATTTTTTAATGCTGTCTTTGTAACTAAGACGGGGTCTACGATACCAGATTTAATCATATCAACGCTCTCACCAGATATAACGTTAAATCCAACACCTATGGTGGTCGGTGTTTCGTAGTTTTCTATACCAGCATTACTCATTATAGTTGTAAATGGTGATTTAATAGACATCGCCAGTATTTTCTCCCCAATATTATTACTTTTTTCAAGTTCTTGTGCAGCATTAAGTAGTGCTATACCACCGCCTGGTACAATACCTTGGCTAATTGCTGCTTTTGTTGCATAAATAGCATCCTCAACTCTGTCCTTCTTCTCTTTTAATTCTACTTTTGACACGCCACCAACGCGTATCATGCCAACCGAGCCACTTAACATACTAAGTCTTTGCTCAAGTTGCTTCTTTATAAAGCCGTCTTTTTCTTTTTTAATAAGGTTTTCTACTGACTTTATTCTTTCTTGTACTTTATCATCAGATTTATTAACTGTTAATACAGTTTTTGTGTTATCTGTTAAACTTTTTTCTGCGTAACCAAGTACATCTGGCTGTATTAGGTCTAAATCATCACCTAATTCTTCGCTTATTACCTTTGCGCCGGTTAAAATTGATAAATCTTCAAGAGTATCAAGCCTTGTGTGTGCAAAACCAGGCAAATCTACGATATTAACGTTAATATTACCTTTAATTTTGTTCATTAGTAGCGCAGATTTAGCATTTTCGTCTATTTCTGCTATAATTAACAGCTCTTTTCTGTTTTTAATTACGTATTCCAGTATACTTTGTATCTTTCTTAGACTTGGTATTTTAGAATTTACTATTAAAACGCATGGTTCTGTTAACTCTGCTACTTGTTTATCTTTATTTGTAGTAAAATGTGGTGATGTAAGGCCAGATTCAAACTGTACACCATCAACTATTTGTGAGTATGTCTTTTCAGTATCAGACTCTTCCATTAAAACTACGCCATTGTTACCTACTTCTTTGTAAGCCTTTGATATAATCTCTCCAAGCTCTGTATCGTTATTGCAACTAATCGTGCTAACGTGCTTAAGCATATCGTCTTTAACCTCAATACTGGAGTTATCAAGATATTTATTAACTTTTTCCAAGCCTGAATAAACACCTTCTTTGATTTCACGTATAGTTGTTTTATGTAATAGCTCATGATTTATATTTTTTAGTAAACTTTCAGTTAAAACTATTGATGTTGTTGTTCCATCACCTGCTTCGGCTACTGTTTTTGCCGATGCTTGCTTTACTAGTCTAGCTCCGATGTTCTCCACGGGATCAAGCAGGACAACTGATTCTGCTACAGTTACACCGTCCTTTGTGATCACGGGAGTCCCCAAAGCATCTTCGTATATTACACACATACCTGAGGCACCCAGGGTAGACTTCACTGCCGCGGCTAGTTTGTCTACACCTGATAATACCTTTGATCTGGCATCATTGCCAAAATTAAGATCTTTTACGATCTCACTAGGGTTATTAAATTCCATTTAATTAAATTTATATTTGTTATTTAAACGTTTTTACAACTTTAGGACCTTTTACAAAGTCTACTTTTTTGTTGTAATGTTCAACGCTACCATCAATAGCTGCTTCTGCAGACTCTAATGTTTCACGTCTAGTGACATCATACCAATTATCTTCTTGTTCGATATCTCGGTACTCGGTCTGATAGTATCCATTAGGTAATTGAGTAATCCTCCAGTTCTTTTTGTCTGAAAGATGTTTCCAAAGGTTAATGGTCTCTTCTTCTGAGTTTGTCATTTGTTTATATTGTGGTTGACCATTCCACGTTTTTGTGGTCTTATAATAAAAATACGTCATAGTATTAGGTTTTATTGGTTAAACATGGTGTATCGCTACACTTTATTTCTTTTTTCTAAGGTTTTTTAACATACGATCAATTTTAATTGCTTGACCTTTATGTAAAGCAGACGCTTTTTTTAATTCGCTTGATATTTTTCTTAATTTTTTAGCGTCCATTATTTTTTCTTTTTCATCATTTTAGGCTTTTTAGCCATCATTTTAGGTTTTGCCTTCATTTTCATCTTAGGCTTCATTTTCATTTTAGGTTTTTTAAGCATAGGCTTTTTCATTTTAGGCTTAGCTTTCATTTTAGGCTTTTTTTTCATCATCGTTTTATAATTTTAAATGTTAAATAAATGTTTTTCTTTTGTTAACAAGCATTTTAGGTTTGTTAATTTTTTGTGTAGATATTGTTTTACCACCTTTTTTTATTTTCATGTATTTATTACCTACAATATCTTTATAGTATATAGTATCTATTTTATTTCTTTTACGCTCTGCTAAAAAATCTGCAAACTCATAAGCTGGTGGACCTGTTTTTCTTTTGTTAGCTTCTGCTTGATATTCTTTTAATAATTCAGCTCTGCTTTTCTTTTTATCTTGCATTATACGTAATCTTTTCTTTTTTTAACTAGCATCTTTGGTTTATCTATTACGCCTCTACCGATTAGTATATCTTTTTTAGTTACTTTACCGTCACCAGATAAATCAGGGAATTTAGCTTTTGGTTTATTCATCATCATTACTTTACCTGCTAGTTCTTTTTTGTTATCTTGCGTGTATGTTCTATCGCCCATGCCGTATGCAATTTTTTCTTTTTTACCTTCGCCTCTTGTCATTACTTGTTTTGAATTTTTACCTAATGGTCCTAATCTTACATTACCTGAAGATTTACCTGATAATTTTAAAGCAGCACCAACTCTCGGATTAATACGAGTTCTAGGTGTTCTTACTGTAACAGTGTCGCTTTTTGTTGTGCCTAATGTATTTAATACTTTTTCGCTAATACCTTTAGCAGCATATTTGCCTACCATATCTTTAGACAAAGTGTGTTTATTTTTATTTTTCATGTTGTTTGAGTTAATGTCGTATAGTGAAATAATTACAGGTTTCTTTTAGTATTTACATAGTGTGACAATAGCCTACTATTATTAACTATATAAGGCTAATGTCACTATAAAAAGTTATTAGATATTTTGGAGTAGAGTGTTGCAACTATATATATATGCCATATTGTCATACAAAAAAATGACATACTGACACTGGGGCCCCCACTTTTTACGATTTTTACATAAAACTTTTTGCGTTTTACAAAATTTGTTACTATAAATACAAACTAATTACAGATATAAATAGATAATAATACTATAAAATAAACACTAACAAATTTAAAATTAAAATATGGATTATAATACTCTACTAAATAAATTACCTAAAGATACTGAACTACACTACCTATCTGACTGCACTCAATTTTTTATAGATAATAAAATTAAATCTAAAAAATATTCTGATTATAACTATATACTATTTGAATATACTACAGATTCTTTCCATAATACTATTAACTCACTAGATTCTAATAATATAGATTATACTATAAAAACAGATTATCTAGATTTATACTACATTTTAATAAAATAATTTTAAATAGAAAAAGAGAAGTGAGGCGGTATACTATTAAATAAAAAATAATAAATAAACAAACTACTTACTTTTATACAAACTAAATACATACACTAAAAGATAATATAACTATAACACTTAAACATAATACAACTATGAATACTATAACTTCTAAAAGATTTGTAATAAGAAAAAGTTTACTTAATACAAACACTAACATAACATTTACTAACAAAGATGGACATGAGATAACTTACAATCACGATAAAGTTTTCTCAATAATGAAAGATAACTTAACTAAGTTACCATGTTGGTTAAAATACAAAAGTTACACTGCAACTAATAATATTCCAGTTGCACTAAGAGGTAAATCACTACAATAAAATGAATATAGATTTAAGAAAGCTAGCTGAGAATATAGTATTCTTGCTAGCTCTTATCTTACTAACATACTTTTCACTCATAATAATATGAAAGTAATTGATGGCATGGTATACCTACATGAAATAGATAAGTGGGTAACAGTAGAAGACTATGAAGAATATTTAGAATACAAACTAAATACGAACGTTGTTGGATAATATAAATAAAAACAACTATGAACACAATAAAGTTTCTACCTAATAAAAAAATATTACTTAATAATACAACATTATTAACTAAAATAAATAACACTAACCAGTATGCCTCTTGGTATACTATTAAAAACAAAAACTATGGCGACACAATGGAACGCTTACCAATCAATTAAACTTGGTAAGAATACAACAGAAAAAGATTTATACGAATTATTTGGCGACGCTGTTATTAAATGTGACAAAGACGGCAATGAAATAAAAGATTACTTTAAAATTAATTACAGAAATGGCTGGAACAATAAATAAATACGAACAAGAACAGCAAGCATTACAAGATGCTTTTGCTAGAAATATGTTACTGCGCTATGATATACGCGAAGTAACTTCACGAAGACAAGCACTAAATGGCACTCGAGCTTTCGAGTTTCCTGTTAGTTGCTTCAGTAAACAAATGATAGCGTACAATGGTGCGCACAGATTACCTAAAACTAAACTGCGTATGGCGGTTTATAAGTCAGGTATGGTAAGAAAACTTAACGGCGCATGGTGTCCTTATCCTGTAAATAGAAGATATAGCAGGCTACATAAGTATACTGTAATGCGTAGCGATGGCAAGAAAAGCTGTATGGAAAGCAGACAGTATATGCAAATGGCGTACGAGAAACATCTAAATATGATGGTGAGTCTAAACTATATGTTAAACTATTATTTAAAAAATTATGCTAAGTAAACTAAGTATTGAAGAATTTGAGCATTTAGCGGAAGAAAATGCTAAAGAAATTATAAAAGATATTGAAAGAGTATGTCACTGGTCACTAGATGGTTACAAACTTAATCAACCAAATAAAGTACAACACACATTAATGAAAGCTGTAGCTAAAAGAGTGGCAATTAAAATGGGTGTAGTAACATTAACTAACAAAATTACAAACTAAATACGACAACTATTAGATAATATATGTATGATATGCAAATGTAAAAATATAATACCTCAAGCGCGGTTGGCCCTAGGCTATACCTCTTGCGTCGAATGTTCCACTGTCGAGCCTTATGGCTGCGTGGCACTTACATACCACAAAACCGGCAATACTATCCAAATTATGCCGAAAGCACAGGCGAAACGTATACGTAAGCTAACCGCTAGACGAGGTTACGGCACTATGTTAAGAAACATATAGTTGTATATATAAGCGTTATTATTTATCCTAGGAGATTCACTGATAACGCAGCGGTAACTAGTTAGGTTTGATCACCTATGAGTAACACCGCAGGTCAGGTATGGGTTTAACCTCGGCGTAAGCAAAGGTAAACAATACAGGAAACACGGTAGATCTCGTGTTGAAAACAATGAAGGTTCGATTCCTTCACTGACCACTTAAACAGTAGGTACCAAGCCTAAAAAGTTGGGGAGGCGATGTAACTTCGTTCAGGAGTGAGCCCACAGTGAACAATTTTAAGGGTGCAGCGTTACCGAGTCGCAATGCCTACTGTTACCGATATGAATATGAGTTATTGCAGATTCGAAAATACAAGTAAAGCTATGAGCGACTGCTTGGACGCCATTATGGACGGCGATTATAAAGAT